GGCGAGGAAAAAAATTCAAATTGTGACTGTCATTTCAAAGAGGAAAGTCCGTCATTAAAGTGAACAACCGCCTCTTGAGCAGGTTGGTGCATTTTTACCACCCTCCTCTTCTTCCTGGGCTTCGCTTTCCAAGGCCTCGTATGTACCTATTTCTGTTTTCGTCAACATGACAGCAGCCGGTTGTGTTCGCAAGTAGTAGAGCATGCACTTGGCACCACCCCGCCACGCGTCCATGAGCATGGTAGCGACCTTGTTATTTGTCGGTTCCGCAATAAAGACATTCCAGCTTATGCTCTGGTCAACGAAGCGTTGCCTGTCGCAGGCAAGTTGTAGCAACGCCTTCTGTCTCAATTCCCAAGCGGTTGCGAAGACGGATATGTCGTGTGCAGGCAGACCCGGAACGTTGCGAACGGATCCTCTATCCCTTCGAAGCACTTCCAAGGTCTCCGCGTTCAACAAATCCAGCTCCTTCAAACGCTTGATGAGGTGTCTGTTTGCGAAGTAGTAGTACCCGGATTGCAGATTGCGCGCGTAGCAGTTGCTGGTGAATGGTTCGAAACATTCGTTGTTTTGCACTGCGGCGGATGAACTGGCGGTGGGCATCAGTGCGTTCACGTGCAAGTTGCGGACGCCGTTTTTGGACACCAAATCGGCCAAATCTTCCCACGGAGGAGAGACGCTGCCCCCCACCATCTTGTCCCCACAAGCCAAGTTTTTGGGTCTCCATATCTCTTTGCCTGGATTGAGTCGCTTCCAACGGGCGTCGAACAGGGCGGGATGTAACAGCCCCTTGGCCAAGTTGGATTCAGCGAAATCTTGGACGCAACCGGATTCTGCGGCCATGCGAGACGACTCGTCCACGGCCACGTAATGCATCCATTCGAATATGCGATAGTTCATGACGCGAGCCGCTTCGCTGTCGAAGGGGATACTGCACATTGCGAAAACATCGGCCAACCCCGAGACGCCCACCCCTATGGGCCTGTACTTCAAGTGCGTCTGGCGATCTTCTGGCGTGGGAAAAGTGGTCATGTCGTTCAATCTATCGACGTAACGGACTGCCAACCGTACGCTCTCCAGAAAGTCTGGCATGTCGAACTTCCCACTCGGGGTGACGTGTGCAGGCAAGCCCACGGCACCCAAAACGCAGCAACCCTTTGCATCCCCGATGCTTGGTATGACGATCTCCTCGCACAAATTGCCGTTGTCCACTTTGGCGATGTGGTTGTACGTCGAGAGTTCGTTGACGGCGTCCTTACCCATCACGCCCGGTCCCCCGCACAACATCATGTTCATCGTCATCAGGTGCAATAAGTCCAAAGCCGGCATGGTCGATAGCGCCCTGCCTGCCCTTTCGTGTTCTATGTAGCGGGCTTCGAACTCCTCCCCGTACGTCTGCAGCAGATCCTGTACATCGTCCGGATTGAAGAACGACCACTGAGCCCGTGCATCGACTCGCTTGAAGAAGAGGTCCGGCATCCACGCCACGGGAAAGACATCCTTGCACGCGTTCTTTTCTTCAACCGTCGGGCTGCGTATCTGAAAGAAATCGACAAAGTCCGCGTGCCACGGTTCGCAATAGCTCGCGCACGTCCCGGATCTTTTGTTGGAACCTTGCTTCACATGCTTCCTCACCTGCCCAAATACCTTCAGGTACTTCACCAGACCGGTAGCCTCGCCGCCCGTTGTCTTTATGGCCGCGCCGGTGCTGCGAATGGCACTGACGCTGAGCCCGAATCCACCACCCATCTTCGAACAGATGGCGAATTCCTTCACCATATCATACATGTGATCCACACTATCCCTTGCACTAGCCAGGAAGCAGCTGATGTGGGTTTTGTTGTACGTCCCGGCGGTCCTCAGCACGGGGGTAGGGAGACAGACCTTGTACTGAGAGATGCGTTCGAAAAGCGTGAGGACACTCGGCAACCCATCCAGATGGGCCAGAGCCACTGCAACCCTCATCCACATGTGCTGCGGCAGCTCTCCGACGGATCCGTCCGCTCGCAGCAACATGTACTGGTTCTCCAGGACGCACAGTTGCGCGTACTCCAAGTTCTTATCCATCCTTTCCTGCGCTTCGACGATGGCTTCGTCGATAGCATTTTGGTGGTCTCGCGCAAACTCCACAATCTCTGGTGACGGGGATAAGCCCTTTAGGGGCATCTCCCCATCGATGGCGAACATCTTCAGCGATTCGTACCAAGAAAGAGGGATGGTCCTGTACAGGTTGCTGAGACGGATGGTCATGGCCAACTTGTGGTAGCCGCCGTCGATGGGATTCTTAGTAGCGCATATGTGTTCGGCGAGAGCATCTATCTCCCGCGTAGTGATTTCTGGTCGAAGTCCCTGTATCACCAACTTTACCAACCAAGGCAAGTCGATTCCTTCGATGTCGTACCTCTTAATGAGATCGCCGTATTTGTACCAGATCTGGTTCACGTCAAGCAATACTTTCGTGCCATCGCGTTTGATAACGGTGGGGACATTTATGGTAGAGATTTCCTGCATAGGGTTTTGAGGTTTGCGCCGCCGCACACCTTTTTCCTTTGTTGACGATACCTTCTTTTTTTTTTCGCAAGTGGTTACACTTGTCTTAGTTTATTTTTTGTGTGGGCGAATAAGCGAAGAAAAAGAAAAGCACGCGAATGGCGTCAATTGATTGCTTATTTTGGAAGTGCATATTGGCCATACCACTATTGGGTCTATTTTATCTGGTCGTGAAGTGTCCGTGCAAGACCGTGCTTTGTTGCCATTTACAGGAAGTCTGGCTATTGGTGGGGTTGATAATCATACTCATCCTCTTCAACAACGGCTTTCGGTTTTTCGACGCCTCGTGTTCTAAGAAAGCACACTAGGACCAACCCATTTACACGAACGTTCAGTATGGAGAACCAACAACCCAAGCCCGATATCACTTGCATCCAAGTCCGGGAGGATCTGCACATCGTTCGCAAAAAATCCGAAGACGGTGCTTCACAGATCATCGTCTGTCATCAGGATCCCACTTTGAGTCGCATCTACAAACTCGATCTGGGAAGGAAGCAAGGCTCGACTGAATGGGATTGGGACAGATGCGGGATGTACACTGCCTCCGACGTGGCGGGCCTCTTGGGATTGAACAAGTATACCAGCGAGGCGCAGATATGGCACAAAAAATTAGGATTGCCGGACCCCAAGGCCAAGGGGAAACAAACGACGTCTTCCCGTTACGGTGGCACGTGGATGATGGAGAGGGGCTCCTACTACGAACACATCGCCGCATCTCTGTACGCACAACAGTACGGAGTAGACATCTACCACTACGACCTTTGCGTCCATCCCGACATCCCGTGGTTGGGCGCCAGTCCGGATGGAGTGACCGCGGATGGCACCCTTATTGAGATAAAGGTGCCCGCAACGCGTACCATCCAGCAGGGCGTGGTGGCGCCATACATATTTCCGCAAATACAAACCACGTTGGAGGTACTCGATCTGGAGAAGGCGCACCTAGTCGAATTCGTCCCTACGACTCACAACGACGGAGCGGTGGTGGTCACGGAGGTTGTCCGAGATCGATCATGGTGGAAGTTGTGGTACCCGGTGCTCGCGTTAAGCTACTCAGAGTTCCGACCCAAATTCGAGGAACGTAAGGAAGAATTGAAGAAGCTGGTCGCCGCGCGAAGACCCAGGGAGTTGATGCTGAAGGGCGTCAGCACGTGCATGACAGCCTACGTGGAACGAAAAATGGGTGCAAATAAAAAGATGGACTTGAGCGTTGGTTGAAAGATTGTAGTTTATTTTGCAAGCAAACATGTAGTAGTGAACTTACATTAAAGCGTAAACAAAGCCGATTCACAATGAGCGAAGTACCTACATCCTTTCGAGACCAGCAACATAGTATGTGGAAGGTGTATGCAAACATTTTCCGCGAGGTGACGGGTCGGGATGTGGATATAAGACGACCAGTTTCTTTTCCCATCGTTCGTGACGATGTTGACGGCTTTCGAAACACCGCCGCAAGATGTCGGACAATAGTGGAGGCGTTGGTGAGAGTGATATCCATATCCTTCGGTCTCAACATGAGAGATTGGAATGAGGACATGAGGCCTCTGATCCGAGGTGTCATCAGTGAATCCGTTTACACACCCACGTTTGTGTTGGATCGGACGCAGCCAGGCAAGGATGCAGCAATGTCGTGGGCCACAGTGATCCCGCTGGATCCACATGTGTTGTGCTACATCTTCGACGAGACCAACGCCGATGCCAGTGCACTGCTGCCGAGGGCCAGTAAAAAGATCTGGACGAGTTTGCAGATCCACTTTTACAACTCGTTGCTATGGCTCACCGAACCCAATCGCGAGGCAGAGTTGAAAGGTGCCATCATTCACCCTATCCTTTTGAACAACCCATTCCTCTCGGCGAGGAAAGTGGTGCCATTGCATTTGTCCTTGCAGGATATGCAGCGCTACTGTCCGGCCTACGAGAAATTTCGCGACTTCACCGCTAGGACACCCCGAGCCGTACCTAGTCTCCTCGCCGGATTGGATTTTATGAAATATACGCCCCTTCAACGATACGAATTGTCGATCGATCAGCCTTCGTACCAGTACATGTACAACCAAGAGAGACATGCCAATGCACTGTGCGTCATGGGTAGCAGGATCGGGGTGCCACTGAGCGACTTTTTGCAAAGCCCGAAGATCTCTCGTCGTTTCAAACGATCCGTCCTATACATGTGCGTATTCATGTGCCTGCAGGGTTGGCTTATAGGCGCTATCCCAGACATCACGCCCAGCGGATTCTTGGATGTGGGAGTACGTCCACTGGAGAGTTTCGAAACTTTCTGGGGTTCCTTCGCGGGCAATACCAAATGGGCCGTCTTAGGCATGGAGCTGAATTTGTCTCAATGCGTCGCGATCGTCCACAATTCGTTTACGCCATTCTTTGACGCAAGCAATGGGACCGTCGGAAGCTATAACGATCTCAAAGCTCAATTGGGGTGGTGTTTCATAACTCTGGAAACGTATGTCAAAAAGGACAATTTGGCGCTGAGGCGTGCGTTAATGCAGGCGGGCGCAACGCTGAACAGCATACTCGCAGGCGCAGAAAAAGAGGTGAAGCGAAAAGAGGATTTGTCTTCATTTTGCTTCTACATGGATGCTGCAACGTACAAGGCATGTAACGCCAAAGTATCCGTATGCATCGCCAACCTCCCTCATCTCTTGCTGGCGCTGGGAGATTCCAAGTGTATCCGCAACGCCACACCTCTCCAAATATTTGGAGGCGACGTTGCCCCTGATTTATGTTGGGCCTATGTCAACCAGCAGACGCAGGCCCACCTCGATTGGCGATTCAGGGGTGCGTCGATCGTTCAATCCGCCTCCTGAAGCGCGCGTGGCGTGATCAATTTCGCCGTTGTAGCACCGCATATAGGTTTGACTATCGAGTACTTGACGAATATACCCGTGCTGACGCATACAAGCCCCCACACCATGAGCGCCAAAGCAGCACCCACGGCAAGCGACATGCTCTTTCTCTCGATTATGGCTTCACACGGCGTATGGTGGTCGTGCCAGTGCATCTCATTCACACCGGTCAACCTTGCACACACTTGCTCGTCCGTCAGCCCGCCCCACATGATCGACTCCGGTCCATGCAGGTAGACCCATTTCGTAATGGCCATAAGCCAAGTTGTTGTGATATTCATGTTCCTAACGCAAGTAAGGAAAAAAAAATGACGATATGAAAAGGAAATCTTTTTTTTTTTTGCACACTTTTTGATTTCGGCTCCCAAATTAGGAATTTCTGACTTTCGCAACGAGTCGCGGTTTTGATCTAAGTCGATTAAGCTGATCCCCTTCGCAATTAATTAAGACAATTGGCGATCGATGAATTTGCTCCTCTCCAAGTTTTCATGAATGATTGGCTATTTTACAGATCTCGATTTCTTTGCGCTGAGAGCACGACAAAAAGAATCGATAATTCTACTCATCACCACGGCAACAACAACCAAGCACCACAATGACCACCTACCAAGTCGCATCGGGAATTTTTGACGACGAAGGTGCTCCCATTCTTAAAACATACACCGGAGCGAGCTGGCAACCGAATATCAACTCCGTGTGCTGGTGGGACTGTCATCCCATCGACCCCGCCGTCGATGACAGGATACCTCTGCCGCAAAGATTGGACGAAGTAACCGGCGCATGGTTTGTATCCAAAAATCCCGTATTCTGCTCGTTCAACTGTTGCCGTGCCTACAACAGGACGACCACCAATTGGACGATGAGAGATGGCTTGATCGTGCGGTTGGCGAAAAAGGCACGTGCAGACAGGATGACCCACCCAGGGTCGGTTCTTTGTGCCCCCGCGCGAGACCTCCTCGAAATGTTTGGAGGCAACATGAAGATCAGAGAATTCCGCGACTGTACCAAGAAAGGTATCACCGTCATGGAGCTGCCGCGACCACTGATAGCGGTGGCTCCAGCCATGTGCATCCAAAAGCTGGCATATGTGCCACGCCCCATCCCGCCCGAGAGGATACAACTGGCGCGGAAGAGGGTGCAAGAACGCAGGCGAGGACAAATCGAGAGGATGCCACAGGACAACGTATTGCTGGCCATGTCGACCCCTCCCAAACCAAGTGGCGCAAACAAACGTAAATCGGGCACGCTCGGGGCTCCTGTTGAAAGGAAGAAAAGGTCGTCGTCGGCCAAGAAGCCAAAACACGAGTGAAATCACCAAGAAAAGAAGACCGCGGGGTGATCAATCATCATCGTACCAGATCAGTTGAATGCCATGTTTTTGCGCGAGAAACTTCATACGTCGACCCAGATCGCACGACATGATGCGATTCCTGCTCAACCATAGCTCTTTCACGGCGACGCACAATCGCGGGTACTTTGGCCCTCTTATGTCGCTCAAACTGCAATCGCGAGCGTCCAGTGCTCTCACGGGAAACCTGAAGAAAGGTTTGACTATGCGCACCCTACTGCAGCCGCGTATGCTGATCACATCGATTGGGACCTTCAGTCGATACACCTCGTTAGGTATGAATGGGATGGCCTGCGTTTGCGAGAGGTCCAGCAAAGCGATCCGGTCGAAGACACGATTCGCAATCCAAACGAACCGCGCCCTGTCGCGATAGGGCAGATAAAGTTGGTCTCCTGTAGCAAATTTGAGTTCGTTAAAATACAGTGTCAAGATTCCTTTCATATTCTTTTTGATGTGAGTGTCTTTCAACAACAGCTTCACCATGCGGATACTTTGATCAAATAGACCCCACAGATCTTTGCAGGTGAGTGCCAGCGATACCAAATCATGGTCCGGCGACACTTTCTCTAGAATCAGGAACCAGACTTCGACCGGTAGTTTTTGCCACACATCCATGCGATCTCATGCCCAGGCCCAGTCGTTTCCTCGTTCATCGGTGGTGTGCATAATCAAATCGCTTCTCCCAACACAACAGAGCGATGAAGGCGGGCAGCGTCCATCTTTGATGTAGGAAGGCTGAAGTTCGAACGCCTCCGGGGTCACCGTGTGAAGCTCTGAGGAGTTCGGTGGTCTGTTAACAAACGGCTGTCCAGGTGGGGTCAACATGAAAACGAGATTGTTGGTCAGCGACATCTTCTGAGTCTGGCGTCATAAATTAAATCGAGAAAAAAGGACACCTCGCCTCAATTGCCACTACATTCGCTCTCCTTCATCCTGTTCAGTTGCCAGCCGCCCAGACCACCCAGGACACCGCCTATCACCAAACCCACAGCAGATCCTATCCCGCCACCTGCCGCCCCCACCGAGGCGCCGAGAAAAGCGCCGGTCGCGGCGTTGGAAACGATGTCCCCCACTTTGTCCGCGCCACTTGTGCCACAGCCGCCATTCTTTGGATCCACTGGCGCTGCAAAGAGGGTTGAAAACACGTCGGCCAGACTGTAGGTGTTCATCCACTCCGACACAGCGACCATGCCCCCAACCATCAGAGCGTCTCCGAGCGTCCTATCGCCATCCCTGTACTTGGTGACTATGGGAGCATCCTGTGGTATGATCTGGTTGTACTTGTTGCGCTTGTCCCACCAGTTGGCACCTTCGCGCCAGAAGGTCTGGCACAGATTGATGTCTTCGCACAATCCATGGCACAGAACGTCCGGGTACTTGTTGACTCGCCCGCTCGCGATCAAGATGTCGAGGAAGTGAGCGGTTATGGGATTCAGAAATGGTTTGTAAAGAAATGGAGCAAACCAAGGAAACTGGATGTAGGCGACGATGCGATTGGCGGTGACTTCTCCGCATGGCTTACGCAACGATGTCATGAAGTCCCACAGGTACGCGTACTGCAGTCGCGCATTGAGCACGTTCAGTATGACCGCAATCAGGAACGTGACGAAACATACCAGGAAAAGCGTCCACTTCAAGGAGCTGACCGCCATGGCGTCATCCCTGTCGGCTTGGAGAGTGTCATAAATGGCTTTGTTGTAGTCGTATGCGTCCGACATCTTTGTTTGTGATCGCACTCCACTATGCGAACCGTGATTTTTTATACAAAAACGGAG